AAGCATCAGGATCACCGGTAACTTGAGTGATGAACAGCTGCTGCACAGTCGTCAAAATCTTATCAACACTAATGGTGCCGTTAAGAAGCGCAGTTTCGATAACGCCCTGAATAACGCCCATTAGCTGAGCTCGACCACCGGCATTCGCAGAAACCTTTGGAAGCGATAAGAGCAGAGACATAATCTCGGCACCCATGGCATCCTTGAACCAGATCTCGTTGGCATAAGTGTTCATATCAACCGGATCGGTCGAAGTTCCCATTAATACGCCGCGCTGATAGAACTCTACATTCTGACCTGCTGTCTGGGTTTGGCCGTAGTAATTAATACGAAGGCCGTCATACAGATTGGCATCAGCAGAGGTGGTTACTGTTGGGGTAAGACTCTCTTGCTGGAACATGTAGTTCTGAGTGCTGTTACGAGCGCCGTAATCAGTTGCCGCAAGCACAGCTGCCGGGAGCATTTGAGGAAAGTCAGTATCACCAACATTTTTAAGTGTTGGTCCAACTCCACCAATGTCGCGAATGGCCGCCGACAAAGAAGCCGCATCAGCTGGAAGCGTATCAGGCAAATACATGAACATAACGTTTTGTGCGTTCGTCCAAGTAGCCGCCTCAACCTTCTGGTCTTCGGTTAGCGCCGCAATAAAGTCGAATGATCCAAAATTATTGGTTAGCTGCGCGCTGTCAGTAAGTGTCTCGGTAACTGTTTCAGCAACAACTCCGTTAGAGACAATTGCACCAGTAAGCCATCCAAGGGCCCCGGCAACATCATTGGAAGCGCCTGCCGTAATTGAAATAACGTTAGCCCCGGTCTCACCGCCAACCAGCTCAAAGCGACCACCGACAGCGTTATAAGTAACGGTGGCAGCAGTAAACACCGTCCCCGTACCTGTGCGAACAGCCGTCTGAATGGTGCTAGCAACATCCGCAAGGCTGGATGCAGAAGACAGGTCAATAGCGGTAAGAGCCAAGGTGGCACCCCCAATAATGACGTTCATGCTGCCGGAAGTAATTGCCTGAAGAGCGTCCAGAGCGGCTGGAGGAGCGCCAAACACTTGTGGAGCGGTATCGACACTTGCCCATCTTGCATAAGAAATGCGGTTAGGGCTTGTAATATTTTTAGAGACAAACCCGAAGTAGAACTGTGCACGCAAGTACTCTTCGGACGTCGAGCCAAAGTAATTCAGTACGTCTGCTAGGTCGGTGAACTCAAGCACGCCCCCAGTAGGCACCAAATCGTTAGTGGTAAACAGTCGGCTAATCAAATCGCGACGAGGAACGGCAGCACCGCCACCAACCCCGCTTGTAATTTGAACGTACCGATTAAACGCGATAGGCATGATTAACCCCTTACACTCGGTTGAAATTAAGCTCTTTTGCCGTTACTGGCTGAGCCGTGGAAACAAAACGTTTTTGATAGCTTAACACGAAATCAAAACTTGGAGATTGCTCGTATCTTTTGCGCTCATCCGTAAAGTATGGCGCCCTTATATCCTGTATTCTTTCAATGTTTAACGAATCATCTGCCGCCTTCATCATGTCCCTAGCGGCGTCAAGCTGTAGTATGTCAGAAGCGGCCTCCACCAAGTCAGACGCGGTCAATTGCGATAAGTCGCTAGGATCTTGAATGGCAAGGCCTGTAATCTGATAGGTTGCTCGACGCCAAGTAGTCTCAACATGATCGAAGTTTTTGTTGACCTCATTCCAGATCGATCGACGACCAGGAAATCCATATCGATTAGCGGCTATTTTGTGAAAGAAAAGGGCCGGCGGAGTTGGCACACCACCCTGATCGGCTTGGAAATTCTGCTTAACCTGAACCCCAGAAATCCCCATGGTATTTAGGCCTGCAAGAAGAATGTTTCGGATAATCACAAAGATATCATTATCATTCATGATGGGTTGAGCTCCACTGCCATGACGCTATTCCAGCCATCAATGAGTGTCCAATCCGAGCGCCCAACTAAATCATGACGCTTTCCGCCGAACGTAACCTGATCAGATGGGCGATCCCTTCCAACATCCTGCAATGCTGTCTCGTGCCAAATGTTGATATAACGACTATTAAAATCTAGGCCCAGCTGCTCATACATAGATCTAGGCACCGCCTGTACGCTTCCAAACAATGTAACCCCAGCCTCATTATAAGACTGAACATCAGCGCCAGCAGCATTAGTCACAGTCCCAGTCCAAGCGTGCAAGGTAAATTCATCGCGCTTGATGATGGATAGAGCAGTAGTTAATAGATTACTACCCGGTATCATTCGCCCACCTCATGAGTAACAGTGGCAAGCATAGTGCCTGTATCCACTAGAGGCTTCGTAAGTGACCCAACAGTCTTTTTATTGGCTCTGCGATTAAGTCGATTGTCTATAGTTGCTTGAGCAAGAGCAGGGTTAGTAATCGTTGATATTTTCTCTTTGACGTTACCGACCGCAAATAGCCCAAGCTTTTCCATAACGCTATTCGCTGTATCCTTTCCAGACAGAATGGACCTTGCACCCTGCTCTACAATCTTTGCCCAGTTATCTTGGTTTTCAGCAATAGCTGTGCGCATAAAAGGTCTAGGCGGTATTCCTTTAGCCGGTGATCCAAACTCTTGTACAGCTGCAACACCTGCAACCGGCGTTTGATCATCGTATCGGGCAGACTCAAACCAACCAACGGCAAGCTTGAGTTTATCCAATTCTTTGATTCTAATTCGAAGGCTCTCGATGCCCTTAGTGGTTCGAACGACAGTAGCCATTAGAATAGAGGCCCGCCGAATCCACCACCCGCTCGACGGAAAGAATTACGTTCTGCATTCCCGCCAACATAAAACCCACCCACCGAAGCAGCTGATAGCAGTGCTAAGAGTTGCTGCCCATAAGGGGTTTGGTTTAGCCAGTATCTCCACGGGTCTGAACCAAATGGAGGCTGAGCCAGTGAAACGGATACCGAGCCAACAGTTGACCCTACGGCCACACCCGGCTGATTCCCTGACACTATCAATTCATTGAGTCTGCACAGGTGCGCTGTCATAGCATTAATTGCTTGCTGACGACAGGCACCCGCGAGACAGCCATAGTCACTATCACTTACAAAGCATACCGCCTGATCCCAATAGCTTTGTAATAAAGCGTCTGGATACGTGCTTGTATCAGCAAAAGCTGGATACTGGGCACGAAAAACAGCAACGTCGAAAGTGATAGTAGTCATGGTTATTCCTGATTGCCTACAGAGGCAGCACCCTCAGTAATTGGTGCCGAACGGTCCTTCTGCTCCATGTCCTTAGCGACCTTATCGGCTCGCTCCTGACTGGCATTGCTGGCCTTTTCATCAACCGACAAATAACCCGCCTTGAGGTGACGCTTAAATGCATCACACTCTTGGAGAGCTTTAAAATCATCGTCTTTGACAAAGGTAGCAACACCGCGAGGCGTAAACAGAGCCTTTGAAGATTCAGGAGTCATTACGTTAGCACCACCCGCAATAACAACTGCTTTCTTCACTCGGCGAGGAGGATGACTTTTGCCATCCGCCGCCTTCTGGACCTCATGATAGACCGTGTAGGCCTGAGAGTTACTAATTGTTGAATAGATAATAGGCATATCATTCCACCCCCGTGTTAGATGCCTGAATAACGAACTACTGCGTATGGACGCTTGAGCATGATACCAGAGGTAGCATTACTGTACGCCTCACTGTAGCTCTTCTCTTGCTGATCAACGCCAAGAGTCTGGAACTTAGTCGGAACCACTTGGATAAACGTGCGGTTATCGTCAGTACCAGAATCTTTAACGGTCTCAGCGTAGAGATAGAATACACTATCACTGGCGTTTGCGTCATCTAGTTCAGGCGCAGACTCAACACGTACATTGCCATAGTTCTTATTCAACCACTCCATGACAGAAACGCCGAAGTCGGTAGCCTGAGTCATGTAGTCAACAGCTGATGTGGCAACCGCCAAAGTGATCATGTCAGACTTAGGATCAACACGTTCACCAGACTGAACACGCAAAGCTTGAAGTGCCGCCAAGATATCGTTCTTAATCTCTTGGAAGTTCTTGGTTGACCACTCAGAAGAACCGCCAGCACCATTAGGAGCGTTCACGTAGGCAGGCAACATTGGATCATTCAGGAAGCCGTAGGTACGGTTTGCGCCAGCGTTGTAGCCGTTAAAGCCAATGTTGTTACGAATAATCTCTAGCTCACGAGATGAGCCACCACGCTTAGCTTCAGCAGCATTAGCACGAACAGCAGAAGCGCGAGCCTCTTCCAATCGACCGACAGTGATACCGATCTCGTGACGCACAATGGTACGGCGCTCATAGTTCAGGTTCCAGCCGGCCTGTTTAGTGTTGCCGTAGTCAGTATATGGTGCAGCAGTACCAGTACGCTCCATAACGCCCTGTACAATCTCTTCATCGTGCCACTCGCCCTGGGTGGTAATACCCACAAGATTATCGATACGACGAACATCAGTGATGTCATATACAAAGCCGGGTAACCATGCCTGCAAGAACTGAACAGGTGTGGTGATCGATGCGGTAGTTACTGGAGCGGCCAAAGCGGCATCCATACCGGCATAAGATGCCATTTTAGCCAAGTTTTCAGAATCCAAGCCGATGCCGTAATTGGCTAGGTCTTGATAGTTTTGGCAAAAGGCAGCCGCTTGATCTTCAGCAATTCGAACCGGCGCTAGATCGCGAGGGCCGAAGTGCGATTTCTCGTTATATTGCTTATGCATTAGTCAAACCCTCTTAAGTTAACTCTACGATGGCTAGGCCAGCGGATGGGATGTTGTTGCGGACGATCTTCGCGCCAACAATTTGTGTGTGGCCAGCTAGAGTTGTTCCAGCATCAGCGGCCAAAATACCGGTCGCATCAGCGTAAAACACATTATCACCAATGTCGGCATCGGTTGAGATATCGACCAAAATACCGCTAGTCATGGTAACCAGCTCACCAATAGTTTCATTCGGCAAGGTCAAGGTCGGCGCCAAGGTACCACCGGCAGTGGTGCCAGAAGTCGCATAGGTCTTGGAGTTAGCCAAGATGCCTGCAAAGTTTCCGGCAGCATCAGCAGTCACATCAGTATCGCTTCCAGACACATGACGGAATGCACGACCAACAACGTTATTAGCTGCACTGGTAGAGCTCAAAATGCCGGGCTGACCACGCTGAGGGCCATCAATAACGATATCACCAACGATACCTTCTGCTTGTACTGCGTTTACAGTTGATTGAAAAGGCATGATTAGGCCTCCTTCTTCATGTTGAATGCATTATGAACCGCGCCACTATTGCTGGCAGAATCCATACCGGACTTGTGAGACACAAGAGTTTGAGGCTTTTTAAGCACATGCAGGGCAGCGTCTAGAGCAGCGGTTTCTTGGCCCTTTTCGCAAGGGATCTCAAGCTTCTCTACGCCATACTCTGCCACTTGCTGCAAAGTCTTACCAGCGTGATCAAAGGTGCCAATGTGAACCGAAAGCTTTTGA